GCAGATCATTGCCAGCCAGATCAAGTTTTTGGGTAACCTGACAGTCAACACCAGCACGATGACGGCCACTCAGGCGGTCATTGACAAGCCTGCCCGTTGGCACAAAACAGTTTCAATGAATGTTGTGGTGGCTGGAAGCCGCACACCCGTCCTGCTTCGCAAGTATGAGTATTTGCGTGAGTATTGGCCTGATGCCACTGAGACAGGTGTCCCTGTTTATTACGGCGACTACGACTACACACACTGGCTGGTGGTTCCTACACCAGCCGCAAATTACACCTTTGAGGTGTTGTATTACGAGCGCATCCAACCGCTCGACTCTTCAAACCAAACGAACTGGTTCACTATTTACGCCCCGCAAGCGTTGCTGTATGGTTCTCTTTTGCAGTCTATGCCGTTCCTCAAGAACGACGAGCGTATGCCAATGTGGCAGGCAAACTATGACCAGATCATGCAGACACTGAAGCAAGAAGATGTTCAGCGTATTGGTGACCGTCAAGCCGCAGTATTGGATACCTGATCATGTCATATAACAGCCCCTTCACAGGTAATGTCATCCAGCCAACGGATGTCTCATATCGCCGCATCATCCTGACGGCTGACTTGCAGTTGGAGTGGCCTATCAATGGCACAGCAACTGACGATGCCGCCGCTCGTATCATGGAGGTGTCTACCACCACCACGGCCAACGAGTTGTGGATGCCACCAGCCAATCAAACATCAGTTGGTAACGATGCGTTGATCCGAAATGTGGGCGCTGTAGCCTTGCTGGTCAAAGACTACACTGGCCTCAACACCATCGTGTCAATTGCCGCTGGTGAGGCGCAGTACATTTACATCACGACCAACGCGACTACAGCAGGCACTTGGGGCATCATTGCTTACGGCATTGGCTCTTCTGGCGCTGATGCGGCGACCCTTGCTGGTTACGGCCTGCTTGCAATTGGTCAGACGCTGAACCAGAGCCAGCCAGTCACAACCTTCTCTTCGAGTTACACGGCGCTGGACACAGATCGCTCAAGCACTTATGTGTGGACTGGCGGCGCAGGAACACTGACGCTGACCCTTGCGTCTACGCTTGGCGATAACTGGTTTATGTTTGTTCGCAATAGCGGCACTGGCGCTTTGACGGTGGCTGGCAGTGGCGGAAACACAATCAACGGCTCTGCCTCTATCATTCTTCAGCCAACCGACTCTTGCATCATCGTTTGCAGTGGCTCAACCTTCTACACTGTTGGCCTTGGCAAATCGACGCAGTTTAACTTTACGCAGTTAACCAAAGCGGTGACCACTGGGTCGTATACATTGACGGCCTCTGAGGCATCCAATGTGATTCAGAAGTACACGGGCGCTTTGACTGGCAATGTGACCGTTATTGTCCCGCCAACTGTGCAGGTGTACTACATTGTCAATGCAACAACAGGCCCGTACACGCTGACAATTTCTACTGGTTCTGGGGCTACTGCTGTTTTGACGGCGGGAAGTCAAGCCACGCTGGTTTGTGACTCTGTGAACCTGTTTAACGCCAACACAGTGCTTGCAGGCTCTTCAAGCATTAGTTTGAACAGCGGCTCTGTAGGCTCTCCATCTTTGAACTTTTCTGCCGAGACCACAACGGGTGTATACCGAGCCGCCTCTGGAGAATTTAACATTGCAATTCTTGGCGTGCTGAGATCAACTCTGTCTGCGTCTGGCCTTGCCATTGTGGGCACGGGTAACTTTACGGGTGGTATTGCTGGCGGGACTTACTAATGGTCAAGAAAGTTTTTGCCATCGATACGCTACCCGGCGTCCAGCGCGACGGTACGATATTCGACATGAACTTCTACACCGATGGCCGCTGGGTTCGTTTCCAGCGTGGCCGTCCTCGTAAGATTGGTGGCTTTCGAGCCATCACAGAAGAGGCGCATGGCTACTCTCGCGGCATCTATGTCAACTCTGTTGACGGCAATAACCAAGTTTTCAACGGCTACAACAATGGCCTTGAGGTCATTAACATTGACAACACTGGTATTGGTGCAGGCGTAACTCAGTTCACCTTTACGGGTTTAGTTTTAACGCTCAATACTTTGGTGGGCGGTACGCTGTACACCAACGGCACCTACACCAATGTGACCCTGACGGGCGGTTCTGGCTCTGGCGCAAAGGCCACCGTTGTTGTGTCTGGTGGCTCTGTGACCACGGTGACCGTTACGACCCCCGGGAACGGGTATGTGGTTGGCAACACCTTGAGCGCCACAGCGGCCAGCATTGGTGGAACGGGTAGCGGGTTTTCAATCAAGGTCGCAACAATCAACGACGGGTTTACAGAGAGCGATTTGAACCTGTGGCAGTTTGACTCCTCGTTTGACGCGCAGGGTTCTGGCAATCAGTTGCTGTTGGCGCACCCCGGCCTCAACTTAGCGCAGATTGACCAAACAGTCGTGACCCCTGTCTTGGCTGGCAACATTGCTGGCACTGTTATGTCTCCCCTGACTGACACCTCTGGCACAACCCCAACAGGCGACATCATTGAAGTTGCTGGTGGCGTGGTGGTTCTACATCCCTATGTGTTTGTGTACGGCGACAACGGCCTGATTAAGAACTGCGTTGCTGGCAATCCTTACGACTGGAACGGCCCAGACTCCAACGAGGTCAATGTGGCCTCCACAAAGATTGTCAAGGGCTTACCAGTGCGAGGCGGCTCAAACGCGCCTTCTGGCCTGTTCTGGGCGCTTGATTCGCTTATTCGCGTGTCCTACACCCCAACCACCGTAACGATTGCTGGAAGCCCTCAAACCTTTTACTGGCGGTATGACATCATTTCCAGCCAGTCCTCCATCCTTTCGTCGCAGTGCGTCATTGAGTATGACGGCATCTATTATTGGATTGGCGTTGACCGCTTTCTGTTGTACAACGGCGTGGTTAAAGAACTCAAAAACAACTTCAACCAAAACTACTTCTTTGACAATTTGAACTATGCGCAAAGCCAAAAAGTGTATGCGCAGAAGGTTCCTCGCTTTGGTGAGATTTGGTGGTTCTTCCCTTCTGGTAATTCAGAGGAGTGCAACGACTGCATCATCTACAACACCCGCGATGATTGCTGGTATGACGCAGGCACCGCCATCGGCGCACGCCGCTCGGCTGGTTACTTCTCTCAGGTGTTCCGCTTCCCGATCAACGCTGGCAATGTGTTGACGACGCAAGAGTTGGTGTTTTCATCAACGATCACCACAAACACAACGACCAGCATTGAGATTCCAATTACCAACCAGATTGCAATTGGTCAATTGGTTACGGCCACTGGCATTCCTGCTGACACATTGATCACAGCAATTGCACCAAGCGCAACGGTTGACTACTTTACCGTGACGCTTTCAAAAGCGGCTACAGCGTCTGCAACCGTGTCGGCTGACTTCAGCACAACGGCTGGCCGCATTACATTGTGGCAACACGAGATTGGCACCGATGAGGTTGTTGGTGAAAATTCCAACGCTATTGAAAGTTACTTTGCGACTTCAGACCTTGGTTGGGTGCAGGGTGGCCCGTCGCAGACTTCTCCTGTTGGAGACAATTACTGGTTGCACTTGGAGCGTATAGAGCCTGACTTCATCATGTCTGGCGAGATGACTTTCCAAGTGACTGGCCGTCCTTTTGCGCAGGCGGAGGACACAACTTCGCCGCCCTATGCATTTAGCCCAGACACACGCAAGATTGACCTGCGAGAACAGCGTCGGGAGATTCGTTTAATCTTTACAAGCAATGTGGCTGGGGGCGACTACCAATTAGGAAAAGTTTTGCTCCATGCAAGCGTTGGCGATGTGAGGCCATAAAATGGCACTGGCTGTTGTCTACGATCCTCGGTTTCACACCTTTGAGTCGTGGGCGGCGCTGATGTGCGAGGCGTATGCGGGTCAGCAGTTGGTGATCCCAGACTCTCAAACTGATTGGAAACAGTGGGCGGCTGGGTTAAAAGCAATTGATGTGTTTACTAACGAGGGCATCCCCGGCCCCTATATCTACAACAACTGGTGGGAATGGGCGGCGGCTTTGGTCGGCGCAATAAACCAACCGACAGAAGGCGCGGATCAATGATAGATTTCATCGAGATTTTCAACCATGTAGCAAGGGTCGCTCGACCCGCTCACACCAAAGTCGCCATTGCAGAGTCAATGGAAGAGACCTTCCAAGACCTTGGCTTGGACAGCCTAGACGGCTTGGTCATGTTGATGTACTTCGACGATATTTATGGGATTGATGATGCCGTCAGCAAAGAGTGGCACCCCACCACTGTGCTGGAGTTGCACGACCTTGTGATGGCAAACAAAACCAAAGAGCCTGCCTCAATGGAAGAAGTGGTCGAGGCGTGCAAATGATCTACCTCTCGCACTACCGCACCGCATCCACAACCAATGTCGAGTTGTTTGACGACATTGTCTACCCCCAGAAGGTTAACTGGTTTCCTGAGACTTACAACCGAGCCAAGTCTGGTTTGGTCTATGTCCCCCACAAGTTGGCCGAGAAGGTACTTGACCCTGAGTTGCTGACCTACTTGCGGGAGA